TTGACCAATGAAGAGATAATGGAACTACATCCAGAGATTTCAAACTTCTTTACAAACACAGGAGCGGCAAATGGCCAAACGGAGACGAGTCCCCAAGGACAAGAGAACGGGACTACCTAAAAAATATCTATCAGGAGTAAAAGGATCTAAAAGACAGGCCTTGGCTTCTGTCACAAACCAAATCAGCAGACTATACAAGTCAGGCAAACGTATTCCACAATCTTTAATTGACAGGAGGGTCAGACTTGGCAAAAAGTAGGAAACCTTTGAGTGCGACGGTAAGAAAGACTTTGCAAGGTAAGGCCAGCAAGTCAAGATATTCATATAGCACTTTGGCAAAAGTTTATAGACGAGGACAGGGTGCATTCCTGTCAGCAGGTGCAAGACCAGGAATACCTATGTCAGCCTGGAGTATGGGACGTGTGAATAGTTTTTTAAGAGGATCAAGAAAACACGACACTGACTTGAGAAGGAAAAGAAAGTAATGGCTGAATACCAAGGTAGAACAGTCACACTGAACAAACCTTTCAGGACACCTGGCAAAAGTAAAAAGTTTGGCGTTTATGTAAGAAACAAAGCAACTGGACGTGTGCAAATAGTAAGGTATGGTGATCCAAATATGAGGATAAAGAAAAACATACCAGCAAGGAAGAAAAGTTTCTTGGCACGTTTTGGTGGCATACTGAAAAAAGTAAAAGGACAAAAATCTTTGAGTCCAGCATATTGGAGCATAAGAGCGTGGAGATAGAAAATGGCAGGAATAAAGTCAAGAAAGGGTCTGCAGACAAATCACCAAAAGTACGAGGTGGACGGAAGACCCGTAAGACCGTGTCAAGTGTATCAGCGGAAGACCTGCGGCAATGGCTACAGACGGTACGGATCAGCGAGTTTCATAGATTCAGGTGATACCGTGCAAGACAACAACGGCGTTGCGATACCGTGGAGACAGATTAGATTTGATTAGAAAATTATACAGATTACCAGAGGAGACAGCCAGGCACAGGCAAATGAAAAAACTATGCCTTGACTATTTCACTCACTACGAGAAATTGATGAAGCATCCAAGTAAGACAAATGCTACAAGGGCCAGAAAGGCCTGTGTGTTATTGAAAAGAGTGGCCCACGCCAGAGGCGTTGAACTACTTGACTTGTATGCTCCTTCAAGAAATGAGGGACGTCCAGAGAAGTTCCCAACCAAACACAGAAAAGGAGAGACAGATGCACAAAGGCAAGAAGCATAAAAAAGGCTCAAAGTCAGGCAGAAAATCTCCTATGGGTGCTCGTAAGAAAAGTGGCCGTAGGAAGTAAAGACATTGAGAAGTGGATTGGACAGGTTGTTGCTAAAAAGCATAAGGCGAGTGGAGCGGCAATCTGTCCGTTTGCAAAAAAGACTCTTGAAGATAGAAAAATACAGATCTCAATGGCAAAGAAAGATGTGCTATCTCAAATCAATCATTGTTGTTGCCTTTTTAATATTTTCCATCTGGACATTGTCATCCTTTATTTCAATCACAAGATAACAGAACCAAAACTAAAGAACATCTGTAAACGGGCACACCAACACAATCCAGAGTTTGCCATAATGTATGACCATCCTGCCAATAACGGACTACATAAAGGTGTATCATTCAGTTATGGCAAAGCGCCTCTGATAATGATACAGGGAATGGCAAAACTGAAACAAGCACAACAAAAACTTAAGAAGTCTGGATACTACGAGAAGTGGGACATAGACTCGTTTGATCAGTTTTACTAATAAATAACAACATAGTGGTAATCCTGCCACGCATAACAAAAGGAGGACTACGATGAGTCAAGAACAGACATCGCCAGACGTTCAAACTGCCACTGGGGCAACTGAAACAGTCTCTAACACAATCCAGGACAAAGCGGACAATCAACCCGCGAAAGTCTATACACAGGCAGACATTGATGCTGTGGCGGCTGAAGTAAGAAGAAAAGCAGAAGCCAAATACGCAAAAAAGTTTGAAGGTATAGATGTTGAGAAATACCAAAACTTTTTGGCACAGGAGGAACAACAAAAGATCTCCCAAGCCAAGGAGAAGTCAGAGTTTGAGAAACTGTTGAAGGAGAACGCAGACAAGTTCAACAACAAGATTTCAACACTAACAACTGAACTGACAAAGGTCAAGGTTGACAATGCCTTGATTGATGCGGCTACGAAGAGCAAAGCCATATCCCCAGATCAAGTCGCGAGGCTTGTTAGGGATAATGTCAAGATGTCAGAAGCAGGTGAGGTTGAGATCGTTGATCCTAAAACAGGACACCAGAGATACACTGACAATGGTGATCCAATGAACATCAATGGGTTGGTTAACGAATTCCTAAACACCAATCCACATTTTGTTCAAGCAGGACAACCAGGAGGTGGATCAAAATCAAACACTGGCACAGAAGGTGTTCCTCAAGTTGATGTTGAATCTCTGGATATGAAAAATCCAGAACATAGAAAACAGTATGCGGAGTGGAGAAAAACACAAGGCTACTAAACATTAACAATAAGGAGAGCAAAAAATGGCTCAAACTACACTATCAACATTGGCAAATAAAATTTCGCCAATTGTTCAAGAAAGTATGTTCGTCGCTAGCGAAACTGCAATTATGCCAGGTCTTGTTAGAACTTTCACAGTTCCAGCAAACAGTGGCAAGGTCCTGCAGGTTCCCAAGTTCGCGACGACCTCTGCGGCTAACGTGGCTGAAGGAACTGATTTAGCAGGTTCTGCCACTGACGTCGCAATCACTCCAGGTAAGTCAGACATCACTTTACAAGAAGCAGGTGTTATGACTGTCTTAACTGATATGTCAAGAAACTATGCAACAGGAAATGTTGTAGCAGATCTTGGTAGATTATTTGGAGAAGCAATCGCTAAAAGACACGATCAAGCATTAACTGGTTTATTCAGTGGCTTTTCAAACTCTTTAGGTGCACCACAGGACGAAGTCACTGTTGAATTACTTTTCAAAGCATATTCAACTTTGAAATCAAATGCGGTACCAGGACCATACTTTGGTGTGTTCCATCCAAAAGCGATATTCAATGTTAAGAAAGGTCTAACTAACACTTTCACAAATCCAAACGCAGGTATCTTACAGAACGAAGCGATGAGAGAAGGATATGTTGGAAGAATTGCTGGTATAGACATTTTTGAAACATCAAATGTTGTTGAGGATTCAGCAACTTCAGTGACTAATGCAGTATTTTCAAGAGATGCACTAGGTCTTGCTGTTGGTGAAAACATCAAAATCGCAACTCAAAGAGACGAATCATTAAGAGCGGAAGAAATCGTTGCAACGACTGTTTACGGTGTTGCAGAACTTCACGACACTTATGGCGTTAAAATTGTAGGAGACAATCAACTTTAATAGTTGATCCTCACTCATAATTGATCTGGGGCCAGTGGCGACATTGGCCCCTTTTTTTACGACTATGATTGTTTGGTTTAATGGATTATCACAGAAACCATTGCTTGATATACCAAAGCGGGGTTTTGAAATTGGTTGCAACTACATCAGGCGGGTAAGGCCTGTTGACTTCGTTGTGGCCTATGATCCAGATGTGATCAACAAGATCAAAAGAGAAGAAAACATAGTATATTACACAAGGCCTCATTATGCAATCGCAGGTGAATGGCACCGTATAGGCGATGACAACCTACAAGGTTTAAACAGTGGTTGCCTTGCAGTTCTACTTGCCACAAAACTAACACATAAACCTATCTACATCATAGGTTGTGATTGGGGATTGAATCTAAAGACTGTTTTTGATTACGGCAAGGGAGAACAACGCAAATACAACAA